TTCCTCATCTTGGATTGAACAACGCGGGCCGGCGCGGCCACGCTCAACTAAGGCAACGTGGTTCCCCACGATGTCACGCTGTACCCCGCGTCCGGGTTCTGTCTGCTCGTATGAGGCCTCGTAACCGGCGCTCACTTCGGGCAATTCTTTGTTGACGTAATCAATGGCCGCCTTGTCGGTAATCACCAGGTCGGCAATCAACAGGTCATCCTGTATTCCCTCGCCACGGCGCACGTTCTGCACGGTGCCGATGGCAAGCTGCTGCCAGTTTTCGGGACTGACAAACTCGTTTGGATGCTCCACCGTGACCGCCTTGCCCTCGAAGCTGGCGATGGTCTCGGCGCGGAACACTTCCTCGGGCAGGCGATCGATGCGAATCTCGCCATTCACCGCGTCGAGTGGCAGTTCTTCATCGGTGTAGCGCTGCTCGCCGATGCGCGCAATCGGCACGTCCTGGCACACCAGGAAACCCTCGGGGGTGGTGCTGCGCTTGGCGCCCAGGTCGCTCGTCGTATAGAACCGGCCTCGGTCTTTGGTTTGATGCTTCATGGCTACTCGGGGATGATGGGCTCGCTAAAGCAGCGGCAGCGATAAATTCGCCCAGGGTGGGCTCTCGCTCCACTACGCCTATCGGCTATTGGTGGATCGCTCCATGCGAATATCTTTCCATCGAGAATCTTGTGATCCTCTCTTACGTCGCTGTCTTCGCTCGTGTGCCAGATGTAATGTGTGCTGCCGACATGCAGCGCCCGAGCCTCCGTAAGCGTCTCCGCCGTTCTGGAGGTTTCGGTTTGCGCAATCATCACGGCTCGGCTCTTGGTCACCTCGCCGGAGCGCATGATCTCGGCAGCGACTTGCTTGGCCCGGCTGCTGTCCTCCAGTCCCTTGATGGTCAAGTCGTGCACCCGCTGCGCCGCGCCTATCGGGATGCTGCGGATCAGCGTTACCTGCTCGGCCATCAGGCTGCGCATCGTCTCGCCGACATTGGCGCTCTGAATCTCTCGCTGCAGCCCCTTGGACAGTTCGGCGCTAGCCGTTTTCCAGCCGGCCAGGTCACGCTGGTTCACGTCTTCGACCATCCGCTTAGCCGTCGCCGTGGCCCACGGCATCAGAGCATCGGCATAGGCCGACAGCATCTGCGTGATCGTCGGCACAGTGGCCGGGTCGCCGGGCGGAAAACCGCCGATGATGTGCCCGACGTGCTCAGCCAGGCGCCGCAGCTGTCTTACGTACACCCGCTCCGCCTGCTGCGGCTTCGTCAGCCTTCGCGGAGATGCCATTCGATCCAGGGTCAGCGGTTTCATTCGGCGTTTCCTCGGGCGCTGGCGGTGGTTCGTCCTCGGCCTCTTTGATGTCTTCGTCGCTCACATTGGAGAACACTCCCGTGATGTGCGACGACTGGCGCAATTCCTTGAGCGCCGTGGCGCGGTCGATAATCCCGGCATCCGATGCCCCAACGATGGCGGTCGTGATCTGTGAGGCAATCGTGCCTTTTTCCGTGTCGGAGAGCTGCCATAGCGGGCGGAAATCGAAGTCGAACGACTCGGGGGGCGCCTCGCCCAGTTCGCTGCGGTACAGCGCGCTGTAGACTTTGCCCACCCCCGTGCGCAGTCGGCGTTCCTGCTGCTGCTTGACGTTGTCGTAATAGTTGCGGATGTCGCTCTCGCCGGTGCTGGAGAGCCCGGCCGGGGACTGGCCGAACAGGCGCACCAGCGGAATCCCGAGCGCGCCGCTGATCTGCTGGCCAAACTGCAGCAGTACGTCGTTCAGACCGGCAAAGCTGTATTGATGTGCCTCGAATTCATCCTTGCCGTCCATGAGGGTCATGCCCTCGTTGGACTGGTACATGCGGATCATGTCGATCTGCTTGATCAGGCCCTCGAACGCCTTGCCGCCGGTAGCGATGATCTCGCGCAGGCCATCGACCTTGTACGTCCTCAAGTGCGCCTTGAACACCAGCTGCGCGGCGCCCTGCGTGGTGCTGTCGAACGCCACCAGGCGATCCCACAGGCGCTCGATCACCGACTGGCCCCAGCCGTTCTCGGCGATGCGCTGCCAGTAGGGCAGGTCCACGCCCTCCACGCGGATGACGCGAGAATGGTGAATGCGCATGTTCACCAGCGCCTGCGCATCGGCGATCACGTCGTAATACTTTGGCTTGCCCATGTCCGGGCCGAAATCGGTGATCAGGTCCTGAAGGGTCGGCTGCACCACCCATCGATCCAGCGGCAGCACGCCCTTGAACTGGCCCTTGCCGATGGTGTCCAGGCGCAGTGGTGTATCCATCTTCTGGCCATCGATCATCAGTACGCCGACGCAGCCGCCATACAGCCTGGCCCACTTCACCGTATCGCAAATGGCGTCCCACAGCCGCAGACGGCCCGAGGCCTTTTCCTGCGACTCCATGTCGTCGGGATCAATCTCGCCCTTGAGCACAATGCCTTCGCGCGTCATGTCCTCGGCGTAGGTGTCCACCGCCTGGCCGGCAATCCAGCTGGAGCGGTAGATAAACTCCATCTGCAGGCGGTTGCGCGACATTGGAGAAAAGCCATAGCCGGCGCCATCGTTCTGGGTACCTGTTCCCAGGCCGACGCGCGCGGCGAAGTTCTGGAAGCTGTCGGCGGTACGGGTCGGCTGCTGTGCGCGTGTTCTCCGCTTCATGCCAGCCTCTGCCAGATTTCAATGGCGCGCGCGCTCGGCGGGAAGCACATGACGAACGCATCCGCCAGATTCGGCGATGCCACGTCACGCTTAGCCAGATCCTTTTTGCTTTCCACTTTCACGCGCCCGTTCTGGTCATAGTCGCGGCGAGGTGTCGAGAGTTCATCGATGATCTTGTCCAGGTGTGGGCAATCGCTGGCGATGCTGATCAGCTGGTCGTCGCTGAACTTCTCGCCGCGCTGTACCGCGTTGTAGGTATTGCGGAACCGGTCCGCCAGCATCCACCAGGCCTGAGCCTTAATGTTGCTGAACATGTCTTTGTTCGTGCGTCCCGGCAGATACGTCGAGTCTGGGTCACACACCGCGCCGCCGGCATTGAAGCCCTCATGCTGCACGGCGAACGTCTCGCCTTCGCACTGGCGTTGCTCGTTGATCTCATTGAACTTCGCGCCGGAACCGGCGCCCACGCCAATCGAGTCATAAGCCACCGATGCTTGCCGGTCCCTGGCCGCGTTGTAGGTGCGCGAGCAGCTTTTCAGCAGCTCATCCTCGCCAGCCTTCCATTCGTCGGCCCAGCTCACCACAGAGCCGTGCGCGTAGACATTGGCGCACTTGTCCTGTCCGCCGTCGGCCACGTCGTAGCCGATACGGCGAGCACCAGATGCCTCGAACCCGAGCTTCACATGCGCGTCAATCGCCGCCAGAATCCACGAGCGCTTAATGATGACCGCGTCGTCGTCCTGCCGGGGCTCGCCCAGGTAGATGTGCGCGTATTCGTCGTAATCCTCGGCTTTGAGGGCCTCGATGATGTCGCGCATCTTCTGCGACAAGAATGGGTTCTCGTCATAGTTGATCTTGCGGACTACGGTCTTCGGCGGCGGGTTGACCACAAACCGCTTGTAGGCAAAATCCGTTGCCAGCCGCGGATTGAAGATGACCCAAACCTGCGAAAAGTCTTTTCGGATCGTGGGCTCAAGAATCTTCCACTGCTCTTCGGTGAGGTTGTGCGCCTCTTCTAGCCAGAGGATGTCAATGCCTTCAAGCGACTTCACTTCGTCAATCGAGCGCCACAAGCCGTAAAACAGGAACTCGCTGCCGGTACGCAGGTGCGTGATGCTGCTGTCCAGAATCTTGAATTCGGCTCCCAAGCCAAACCGAGCGATCTGAATCTTGAGCAGCGTATAAACGCTCTCAGCGATCTTGTTCTGGAACTGCCGGGCACAGCAGACACGAATCTTTGCAACCCGAGACAGGCCAATCACCCGACCAGCGGCGTCCCATGACTTCGAAGAGGACCGGCCGCCGTACAAAACGAAGTTGTCCGCTCTGGTTTCCCAGAATGGCCGCAGAGTTGGATTAAGCCCCGGCCTTGTCGTCGCTAGTTTCTCCATACAGGAAGCCCAAGCCAGTCGGCACTTCTGGCGCTTGCGCCTTGGCCTGATCCTTGTTTGCTGCCAGCAGGTTTAGACCAGTGCTGGCTGCATCGTTTGCCAGCCTGGTGAGCGCTGCGACTCCTTTGAGCGCTTCGATGCTCGCGGGGCTCAGCGGTGCCGCGTCATCAATCTCCTGCACCTTTGCGTGCGCTATGCCGGCCAGACGATGCGACGTGGCAGCGCCGAAATTGGCCGCGCCGGCTAGATGGCTTGAGATTGACCGCAGTTGCTCCGTTAGGTCGTTGAACGTCGTCTGCCTGACCATCGGCAGTTCGGCTATATGTTCGGCTATTGCCTTCGATTTCTTGTCGGCTTCGACCTTCTCAAAAGCCAATACCGACAACGACTTACCGAATTTTTCCTGTTCGGCTTTATTCGGCTTTATTTTCCGCCGAATCACGGATTCAACTACGCCGAACTCCTTCGCCAGGGAGTTGATCGATTCCCCTTCAACCAAGTGTCTGCGCTCTACTTCAGCCCATTGTTCAGGCGTCAGGGCTGACTTACGCCCCATACCAGAACAACCCCATGACGCCCAGCAAAATCGCCCAAAACGTCAGCAGGCTCATGATTCAGGCCGCAGGTGTTTCAGGTGCCGTCACGGTGTACCCGCGCGCGGTCAGGTCGGCCACTTCAGCGGCGATGGTCGCGGCTTCGGTTTCCTTGCCCTCAACGAAAGCGACGACTTCGGCGAATTTGGCCTTGAGGTCGCCCCCTGCGCTGGCCAGGTGCCCTTCCACATAGGCCTTTATTTCTGCAATGCTCATGATGTTTCCTTGGGGTTGGCCAGACACGCCCCGGCAGTCCCCAGGTGTAGGGAGCTATTGCCGGGGCGGCCTGGGGCGTGCAGTTTGCCCACTGCTACGCTGGGGCCAGCGCACCACACAGCGCCGCGGGAGGGAATGCGGTCGTGTGGCTGGATAGCGCGGGATTTAGATGGTGGATGTTCTAGGTGTCGAGCCTTGACTCGACATAGCCCGTTAGCTCTACATGGATTCGCCCGGCAGTGCGATCCCTCTGGCGTATAGCGTGGATGGTGGATCGACTGCGGGCAGAAACGAAAAAGCCCCACCGGAATGATCTCGGAAGGGCGAAAAGATGCCGGTTACGCGATCCGGCGGTATTGCACCCGAGTTATGCCCGATGTATGCCGCAGGGGCCATTGCAAGCGTCGATAGCCTGCCGTCGCCTGGTTCCTGCTCGATAGCTCCGATCTGAGGCGGTCTTGGTTTAAGGCTGGATTTACGCCATTAAGGGCTCGCCAGGCCCAAGCTGTGCCACCTCTTTGATGGCGTAGCCAGCTCTCGCTGCGTCGCCTTTGTTCGGCACGCATCGGAAACGGAAAAGCCACCGCTGGGGTGGCTTTGGGGATTTAGCACCGGGAGCCTTACACCCGGTTGGCAAGTCAGGTTTTCAACCTCTGGACAGCCACCGTTTTGTGCGGCAACTGGCAAATTCTGGAGGCGACTCCGCTACGATCTTGGATGGTGCCGGCGAACCAGCATCAAACTTTCAGCGGAGATTCTGGCGCGAGTGGGAAAGCTCCCACTGCATTCCTGTGCGCATTATGCACACTTTTACATATTGCGCAAGCGTTTCTTGATCGAGGCCCGGGCGCGCTCCACAGATTCATCCAACATGCGCGCCAGCCGGTAGCCGCCATCGCCACCAGGTAGCGGCAGTTCGCCGCTCGCCTTGCAGCTCCGGCAAGCCTTGGCAGACAGGGCCGGCGCACCCGGCGCGCGCTCGAACTTCAAACCCGAGCAGGCGCGGCAGGTTTTATCGAGCCACCACCACACAACCGCGTCCGCCGTTTCCTCTGGCTTGTGCAACTGCCACAGCCGCGCGACGTGCTGCGCCATGGCCTGCACACCACGAAAGCTCTTGAGCTGGCCCATGAGCAGCAACACTGACTGTTCATTCGCACGGTCGGCCAGTGCTTTTGCCTTGGCGGCGACTTCTGACGCTGTCGCCTTCCCTGCCAAAGGCCTGCGCGGTGCGGCGTCATTTATGAACTGCGCAGGTTCTGCAATGCGCAGCCGTTCGGCGCCGTCGTATTCGCTGTGCAGACGCATCAGGGCCGAGCCCAAGATGCTTGCCGACCAGCCAGCGGCGACCAGGATGTCCGCCGCGCGCGCTGGCGCACCTTCCCGCGTGTCCATCACTAGATTCGAGGTGTTCCCCGCACTGATGTACGTTTCTTCGACGTTCGGACGTTCACTGGTATCAAGCATGCATTCCCCTTTTTATAAAGATTGACCGACCGCGGCATTCCACACGCGCTGCAGCACCAGCGGACCCTTGCGGTCGGGCCTGTGGCTCTTTTCCCGCTCATAGCGCGGGCTGGGCGTGCCGTTGCGCGGTTTGGCCTTCGGGATGGTCTTGAGCAAACCCCGCTCGATCGCCTCGCGCCAGTCCGGGCGCACGCTCCAACGTTGCGGCTTGCACGTCTGATCCCGCGTGAAAAGTCCCATCAGAGCGCCCCGGCTTGTCGCTTTGCGGGTGGCGTTGAGGTCATGCAGGCCTGTGCATTCGTCGATTTCGTAGACATCAGCGGGGCCGTTGGAAAGCACTTCGCACACTGCGATGATCCTGGCGCCGGGTTTGTGACTGTGGTTGGGGCGCCCTGTTGGATTGCTCATTCGATTATTTCCCCCACCGTCACCCCGATGACCGGATGGCAGTCTGGTGTGACGCCATAGCGGCTCGGCTGGCCGCGCTGCTCGCCGGGATAGCGCACCATGGATCGGCGCTTGACGATGTTGTCAATCACGCACTGCACCTTTTTTTTCTCAATACCGGTTCCGCTGGAAATCTCATCGACAAAACTGGCGCCATAGTCATAGACGTATTTCCAGATGGTTTTTACATTCCCGCTCATCGTGCCTCCCTCATCAATCGAATAGCGTCATTCAATAAATCGAGCTGGGTAAATCCGTAGTGGCGCTCGAATGCTTTGGTGCCCATGCCGTGCACACCGGTCTTGCCGACGTGGTGTTCAGGGCACAGCGGGATCAATGTCTGGTAACCGCCTTTGCCCCAGCCGCCCGAGCGCAGATGATGAAAGACCGCGGGGGTGTCAGTGATGCCGAACACGCGCCGGCAGACAGTGCAGCCGACCCGGGCGAGCGCGGCTTTGTGGGCTTTCTCGGCTTTGGTCATTGCAGCAACCCACCCTGCATCAGCTCCGACTGCATTTCCAGCGACGCCACCAGTTGATCCGCAGCATCCTGCATGCCAACCACCTCGCACACGTTCGACGGAATCAACCCGACCGCCTGCAGGCCTGCCAGCTCATCGGCGGTTTGCAGGTAGCGCACGGAATAACACCGTCCATCGGGTGCGATCATTTCGGCGCTGTAGATGCGATGTTTCATGCCCATTCCGCCTGCGCAGTAAACCGGACATCGTTCTCCGTCGCCCACGCATAGACGAACTCGATCAGGTCGGCGCATTCCGCCTTGGTCAATTTGCTGGTGCGCGCCGGCACAATGTCAACGCCGTGGCCGTCCAGCGCCGGCAGGATTTCCACCGACTCGCCACGCACGCGACACCATGCGGCCACCAACAGGCGTTTCCAGATTTCAGCGTCTCGCTTGCGCCCGGCCCACTCCTTTTGCGCGGCGATCTCGCCGATCAGCGAATGCAGCAGACGGTTTTCCGCATTGCTGCGCTTTTCCTCGCGCAACTCAAGCGTCATGCGCCGGCCGGCGATAAGATGCGGTTTTGCGTGGTGCCAGGCTTTGTTGAGTTGCTCAAAACCCTGCTGGGCGTTCCAAAGGGTGAATGTGACGCGTTCGCTCATGCGAGCACCGCCCCATGCAATTGATTGATGGTCACGCCAACGGCCACGATCACAGATCCCGGCTTGTCACCCGGCACCATGTCGAGCAGCACCGGCCCGAACTGGCTATCGTCGACGCCGATGGCCTGCGCGATGCCATCAAGCGCGTGCTTCATGCTCCCGTGCAGCCCGTCCAAGTCCCGCCTACGTTTGTCGGGCGCAACGAAGAGGATGCTGATGGGATAGCGCGTGGCCTTGTCAAAGCGTCCCTTTGGCGCAGCTTTCGCCAGCATGTAGGCGTCTGCCTTGGCTTTGGCCTTGATCGCGGCCACGCCGCTCCAGTGCTTGCCATTGCTGCGGTTCGGCGCGAGGGCGGGATTCGGCCATGCGAGGCGAACAATCACGACTTGCTCCCCGTCCAAGATGCCACTTGCACGCCGACAAACGTGATGAAAAACAGGATGCCCACCAGCACAGTGGCGATGAGGTCGAGCACGAAGATGATGGCGCTGCCGATGGTTTTCATGCTCCACCTCTTGTCATTGCAGCCTTCACCGCCGCCAGCTTTCGCTTCATGATCTTGCGTTCAAGAACCACCTTATGGGCTGCGTAGCAATGAGGGCATTCCTTTAATTCGTCTATCCCAATGTCAAGATAGCCGCCACTTTCACCATATTCATAATCTGAGGTGATGTACGTGTACCAATCCTTCAGGTGGGTTTCTTGATCGAGGCATGCCGCCTCTGACGGGGTTCCATCTGAGTCCCGCTCCTTGCGATGCCCTCTTAGGCCGTTGCACTTTTCCAGGTTGTCGCCAATGCGAGATTTGCAAAGCTTGATTTCTTTTTGCAGGCGCGCATAGCGGCCGACAAGTTCTAGTGCTTTTTCTGGAGTCACGCTTCCACCTTCACTTTCTTGATCAGCCCGGCGTAGTGCTTCACGCGGATGTGAAACGTCTGCCAGTCACCCCGAAACGCTCGTTGCAGCGCGGCCTTGTATTGCGGTGGGAAGCCATTGCCGCCCTTTTGCCGATCCATGAGCGCGTCGTGAAACACGGGGCTCTGTGCAATCGAGCGGGCCTGGCACTCATGACAGCTGGCGCGATACCCGGCCCATGCGGGGTTTTGCGCGAAGTGCTGGCAGTCGGGGCAGCTCATGGCGCCTCCGGATGGATGTAGAGAGATAGCGGTTCATCACCGCAAACACCAAGATATTGCAGGCTGCCCGGATCGAACCAGAGCCCGATGTTCCCCTCCCATTCACCGTTGCGCTGCTTGTCGCAGATCAGCAACGCGTCGGGCTCGGTGTCGGAAAGCATGGCGTTGGCCTCGCGCTTGCGCTCTTTAGCCTTGTTGCGCCACACGCTGATGACGTTGTCCACTTGATCGGTAATGGCGCCCGTGCCCTTGTAGTCGTACTTGGTCGGCTTGTGGCTTTCGTCGGTTGGCTTGCGGATGTGGTGCACCAGGTGGACGTGGATGTTGTGATCGCGCGCGATTGCGGTCAGTTCGTCCACAAACATCTTCTGGCCGTTGTAATCGTCCTCGGCACCAACGCATTTCATCAGACTATCGATGAAAAAATGTGTGATGCCCTTTTCTTTCGCGCAGTAGCGAACCACCGCGCAGACCTGAGACGTTGTGACGGTGCCCTGCTGGTCGTACAACCACAGCTTGCCATCGGTCCAGTCGCGAAATTGTTCGTATAGGTCGAGAAACTGCGCCTTCGCGCGTTCATCGCCGTAAAACGCGGGGTCGGAAACATTGAAGGTTGACCACTGCCGCCCCATGCGTTCCAGCGTCTTCATGGGCTTCATTTCAAAGCTGGCGATGCAGACCTTCTCACCCTGGCTGCACAGGCTCAATGCAATCTGTCCCGTAACAAGGCTCTTTCCGCCACCGTTCGCACCACCCCAAACCGTCACCTCGCCGGGTCGGAACTGCACCAGCGCGTGGGTCTTGCGCCACGGCATCACGGCGCGTTTTTGTTTGATCGGAGACTTGATGCGGTCAATCAGTTCCTGAACGTACATCGAAGCAGGTTTGACCTTTTGCTGCGCATCGGTTTCGCGCATGTAGACATTGAAATCGATCATGTCATCTGTGATCAATTCGGCCATTGCATGATTCCTTCGGTGTCGGTAATTCGGGTTGTTTCAAAACCGTAGGGCGTCAAGTAATGGCCCACGCTGCAGACGGTGCGGCGTGCGACCTTCGCACAGGCGGCGGCCAGCCGCGGCACCATCGGGTCGTCGTCTGGCCCCTCAACAAGCGCGGTAAGGCCCACCAGGAAACGCAGGTCCAGCAGTTCAGGAACATCGCCCGGCGCAATGAAAACCATTGGGAAATTCGGTAGCTGGTCAAGATGACGGGTTACCCAAACGTGGCTTGGCGAATTTCCCGCCCGGCGCATGGCAATGATGGGCTCATGGCCGGTCATACAAACGACTCCTGCGGCGCGTCTACCGCTTCGTCGGAGCCCTCCCATCGCCGGCCGTTGAGGTACACCAGCGGCGCCGGAATGTACTGCCCGCTGTCGCGCTTCCAGTCGCCCGACGATTTCAGTTTTTCAACATGGGCCAGGATCACCGCAGCGTCACGCTCAGCGTGCGCCTTTTTCCAAGCGTCCAGGCATTTGCCCTTGGCTTGTTTCCGGTCGGTGGACGGCCATGTTTTCCAGAATTCGGCGAAGCCGGACGGTACCTCAACCCCCTTGGGGGTAGGGGGTATTTGTTCCTGTTCTTGATCCTGATCCTGTTCTTGGCTTGCAAGGGGCTTATAAGGGGCTTCAATGGGGCTTTGTACTTCGCCTTCTTTTGGTAAGTGAAACACTATCGAATAAATAGCAAAGAACTTAGCCTTGATGGGACTTGAGTCAATGTTTGACCACTCACGTTCAACCCCTTTGACGCGCTTGTCATCGGGCTTCAGCCTCTCCGCGATCTGGAATGCGGCCATGCGATGCACAAAGACAGTCTCTGATGCCTCTTCGTAGGTGCAGAACTGGGCTTCAATGAGGCTTGCAAGGGCCTTCGAAGCCCCTTCTGCATCAAGCCCGGTCTCGTGCATCATGTAGACCATCGGGCAATGAAACACGCCGATCATGTTGGCATGCGGGCATGTCATCAGGTACAGCGCGAGCACTTGGGCTGGCGCATTACCACGCAGGCTCTTGCCCGTTCCGCCAATCCAGAACTTCGGGGAAACGATCCCGTAATCACGCATTTGCAGTTGACTCCCTGGCCACGCGATCGGCATCGCCTTGTTCGACAAAGTAGCAACCCGCCGTCCGTGCAGCCTGGCGCGCCATGGTCTGCGCATTCATCTCGCGCATGGCCCGATAGGCGGAATCACGATCGCCCAGCGCCATCGAAATCTCCATATCCTTGCCGGCCAGTTGCGCAGCCAGCGCACGGCGATCGTCGATAAGTTTGGCAATATCTGTCATAGCTTTGACCTCCCGTGCTCAACCGCCACCCACACCACAGCCGCATCCCCGCCAGCCGTGTCGCGCTCGCGCCCGCTGTTGCAGATCAGGCGCCCGGTTACCAGCTCCACGCGGCGCGGCCGCTGGGTGTTCGCGCTCATGGGGATCTGCTGCTGCATTTCCTCGTCCGTCGCACCGGCAGCCCCGCGCCCGCGCAGAAACGCCAGCACCAGGGCGCGCTTGGTGCCTGTGGTGGGCTCGACGCGCTCGGCTGCTGCTGCACTGGTGCGGGAGTGGCGTTGGTAAGGTGCCGGCGAGGGGGTGAAGTCGATGGCGAGTTGATTCATGCGGCCTCCGCAAACAGGTCTTGCGTGGCTTCCTTGGTGGCGGCGTCGAGATTCCTGACGGCCTGCTGGTAATAGCTTTCCTTGAGTTCGATGCCAACAAACTTGCGGCCCAGTTCAAGCGCGACAAAACCCTCAGAGCCAATACCCATGAACGGGCTCAGCACAATGTCATCAGGGTTCGTCCACAGCATCACGCCGCGGCGAATCACGTCGAGTTGAAGCGGGCAGATATGACGCTCATCGTCGTGCTCGCGCGCGCTGCGATATTGCAGCGTGTCCGATGGGTTGATATCCATCCAGACCGGGCTGGCGACCTTTTGCCAGAGGTCAACGGGGTATTCATCTCGGTCGTGGGTGATGCGCGTCGATTCACCTGGCGCGCGCATGGTCACCAGATAGTCGGGAATGCCTTGACGGCACATTGCTGCGTTTTCGCGCACCGACTTATGCAGTAGCCCGAGCGCCTTCGTGCGCTGCATGGCGGTTACCGGGTCTTTCCAGATCGTCACCTTGGCGTGGAAAATAAAGCCGTGCTTTTGAAACGCGCGGATCAGATCGCCGGGGAAGTCTTTCAGGCCGATGTAGCCGTCGCGCTCCTTGCTGGCCGGCATGTCCATGCAGTGGAACGACACATCGCGCCCCGGCATCATCACGCGGCGCAGTTCGGCGATCAGAAAATCGAAGTGCTCGAAAAACTCATCATGCGTGCGGCAGTTACCCATGTCGCGCGGGCTGTTGCTGTAGGTGTAGAGCGATGCGAACGGCGGCGAGAATATGCTGTAGCCGATGCAATGATCCGGCAGGCCCTTGAGGGATTCCACGCAATCGCCGTGAATGGCTGTGTAGCGATCTTTGGTCACTTGGTCAATGCAATTCATGTCACGCCGCCTTTAGAAAAGCTGGCACAGCCACGGCCTTGGCCGCATCGTGTGCATTGGTTTGTCGGGTTGATCCCGTGACTTCGGTCATCACGGCATCGCGGGTCTCTGCGCTCAGCGAATCCGCCATCTGCCCGGCCTCGCGCTCCTTGCGCTTGAGGTTGGACACCACAGCGCCCTCGGCCTTGCTGGAAAAAATGTGAACGTGCACGTCGCGCGTCTGACCAAAGCGCCAGCAGCGGCGCACGGCCTGGTAATAGGCTTCGTAGCTGTCGGTGACGCCGACAAAGGCCATGCGGGCCGCGTGCTGCCAGTTGAGGCCCCATCCAGCGATGGATGGCTTTGTGACCAAGACGCGAGCCGCACCGGATGAGAATGCGCGCAGGCGTTCTTCTTTCGTGTCGGTATCGTCGGAGCCGCGAATTTCGATCGCGCCATGAATGGTCTTGGTCAAGGCTTCGCTTTCCGCGTTGAGGTCGCACCAGACCACCCAGGACTCGCCGGGCTGGCTGTTGACCATGGCGGCGCAGGCGGTCACCCGATCCGCCATCGAGGCCCGGCGCGCGTCCCTGCGCTCGCTCAACGTCTGCGCATTGGCGGCAAATAACATGCCGTTCAGGGGCATTTCGAATTCAACCTGATGCTCATGAATATGCAGAGGCGGCAGGTTGTACAGCGCGTCGTCGAAGCCAAGATCGGACGGCTTACGGATCAGCGCACCCCACGACACCACCCATTGCCAGAACAGTTGCCGGGCGTGACCCTTGAGCCGCCAGACGCTGGTGTCGCCACCGTCATGCGTGAAAAACTCGGCCAGCATTTCCTGGCGCGTGCAGATGCCCAGGAATTCGGCATGCGTGCCCAGTTCGGTCCAATCGTTCGGCGCCGGCGTCGCTGTGGCGGGCAGCTTGAATGGGGTATCGCGAAACGCCGCTGTCAGCGTCGAGAATGTCTTGGCGTCGTGGTGCTTAATGATGGAAGATTCGTCGAGCACCACCCCGCCGAACATGGCCGGGTCAAACCGATGCAGCCGGTCATAGTTCGTGATGTTGATGCCGCGGTCGTTCACATCCTGCGCATCGCGGCATACGCTCACGTCAATGCCGATCTGTGCGCCCTCAATGGCAGTTTGCGCGGCCACAGCCAGCGGCGCGAGAATCAGCACAGGCATTCCGGTTTCCCGGTGCACAGCATCAGCCCACGCCAGCTCCATGCGCGACTTGCCGAGGCCGGTATCGGCAAAGATGGCAGAGCGCCCCCGACGCAGCGCCCAGGTCGTCAGCGCGCGCTGATGATCAAACAGGGACGGAGGAAGCGCCAGCGATCCAGCGATGCCAGTCGGGCAAACAGTGCTCAGCTTGCGCGAGACAAAGTCAGAGTAGTTCATTCAGCATCCCAATCCGACGGACGCAATCCTCTGCGCCTGCTCAGCCGCTTCCCCGCGAGCTGATTGCATGCGGTTGCCGGTGTAGAGGGTGCGCTGGCTCGCGTTGCAGTGCCGGATGACCGGCTCATCAAAAGTCACTTCATCGCGCCGCTCGAACACCTGTTTCAGTGCGAGCACGGCGGCGGTGCGGGTGGTGCGTGGTTTGGTCATGATTTTCCAGAGGCTCCGTCAGCATCCGGCAGCATCGGATTGCCGCGCATCATTGCAACGATCAAACTGTGCCTATGCATCTCGGCTTTGACATGTTTTTCCAGCACCATCAAGCAGTAGGCGTGGCGCGTGAGATCGTGGGAGAGCGCCAGCGCATCGAGAGCGCGCACCAGGTCGGCAGGTGCCTCGCCGCGCAGCTCTTTGGTGTCGGCCATTTAGGACGCCACCTTGTCGGTCACCAGCTCGGGCCAAATTGCTGCCCAGTCTTCGCGCAGCTCTTGGCGCGTGACTGCCGCGCCGGATTCTTTTTCAACCAACACACACACAGCGGGCGCCAGCGGCGTATAACCGTAGGCGTGATTCGTGAGGTGCCCGACTGATGTGCCGACCTTCTCCGCGAAGTCTTTTCGGTCTTGCGGCGGAAGCCCGAAGAAATAGTTTTTGAACTGCATTGCGAGATTACATCAAACAATGAAAGAGTTGTCAACACTGTTCAATGAAAAAGATGTGGCACGCTCACGGCGCATGTCACAGAAACTCATTAGAATTAACAGGTTGAAACAGCTCGCCGCTGATCGCGGACTAGTTGGACCTGTTGCGCTGGGCGCCGTGATTGGAAAATCACCAAGCCAAACGTCGGACATATTGGCCGGTACGGCGTCTTTCGGTGAAAAGTTGGCGCGGTCCATAGAGGCTCACGCGGGACTTCCGATCAACTGGCTCGATCACGTTGGTTCGGATGAAAACACCGAGCCAGGCCCAGCGATCCACGGTAGGGTTCCCCTACTCTCTAACGTTCAGGCCGGCATGTACAAAGAATTCGTTGATAACTTTCATCCTGGGGACACCAGCATTGAGCGGTACCCCACGATTGCCCCCGTACGGCAGCACACGTTTGCGCTGCGCGTGATAGGGGACAGCATGGAGCCGAAGTTTCAGGAAGGGACCATCCTGATCGTCGAGCCTGAAATGGACGCGAATCCTGGTGACTATGTGATCGTCAAGAACGGCAACGATGAAACTACGTTCAAGCAGTTGATCAAAGACGGCGCCGATTGGTATCTCAAGCCGCTGAATGAGCGCTATCCGATCAAGCCCCTGGGAGCATCCAACATCATCGGCGTGGTACGCGCCATCGAACTTTTGCTCAGATAAGCCGCCGCGCCTCCGCAATCAGCCACCTTCGGGTGGCTTTTTTGTTGCTTTTTTCTAAGTATTTACCCTTGATTTTGCTTTGCTTCATTAAATAGTGTTGACAGTTGATTCATTGAATGATGTAATTCATTCACTCGCCCAACCAGCGACAGATTGGATGCAAATGGAAAAACCACAGATTAGCGCCGCGTACCTCAAGTCAAGATTCAGCTACGAAGAGCTGACGGGGACGCTGACATGGATAGCGAGCCCAGATCATCCGTATGTCCGTGTGCGGCCTTGTGGATGCATAGACGGGTATGGATATGTATCAATTACGTTGGACGGTTCCGCCTATGCAGCTCATCGATTGATATGGGCCATGTTTCACGGCGGATTCCCGAACGGAATTCTTGACCACATAAATGGCAACAAGTCCGACAACAGGATTGAAAACCTTCGCGAATCAGATCACCAGAAGAACTCTCAAAACCAGCGCAAAGCAACCAAGAGGAATCTAACCGGATTTCTTGGCGTATCGGTAGACCGGTCTTGCATTCCGCGACCCTATGTGGCGCGCATCAAGGCCGGTGGGAAAAATATTCGTTTGGGTCAGTTTCAAACGCCAGAGCAAGCACATGAAGCCTACGTAAAAGCCAAGCGCGAATTGCACGCCGGCTGCACGATTTAAACACCAAGGAGAACAGCCATGAAAACCGCACAGGACGCGATCAACGCAATCAGGTTGACCGCTGGTTTCAACGAGCAGGATGCATTGGACATTGCCCGCGCCATGCTGGTTCGCATCAGTGCCAATACGCCGGCTGGTGAGGCGCTGCTGGACCTGTGCGAATCGCTGCAGGCCATCGTCGAAAACGATGCGCTCGAAATGGCCGCCGAAGCCTACCGGCGTTCGGCTTTTTATCGTCAAGACATGCGCAATGAAGCAGTTGCGCGGGGAGCATGAGCATGAAGCGGACTATTGAAATTGACGGCTGCATTGTGTGGGCTGAGCCGGTTTACAAGGGCGATTGCGAATTCAGGTTCGTTAACTTGAGCGTGGAGACTGCGAAGCACTGCGGCTATATCCCGGTTACGCCGCACACGTTCACCGTCGAAGTTCCCGACAACTTCGACCCACGCCCCGCACAACTCGAAAAGCTCAATGCAAAGGAACTGGAGCTTAAGGCTGCGTTTGCCAAAGCCATGATGGAACTGGCAGACGACCGCGCGAAGCTGCTTTGCATCGAGAGTGCTGCATGAAGCTCGCCCACGACATCAAGCGCATGTTCCGCAAGCTCACACCAATCGAGGTTGCGTCTGCCGAGCTGGCCGATGCCGAACTGGCCAAGCTGCAGGCGCAGACGGCCATGGAGTTCGCGGCCAGCGTTGTTGACTACAACAGCACGCGCATTACCCGGCTGCGCAAGTTTCTGGCCAAAGGGGAAAAGAATGATTGATTTTGAACTGGCTATCAAGACGGCTGCTGAAAAGGCTGTTCTCCACACGATTTCGGAAGGTGGCTGGATTGCACCGGACTACGCAAACCGCTTCAAAATCCCGGCGGATTTTCTGGCCGACGTGTGGAAGCTGGTTGATTCCGACAAGCTGAAATCAGAATTGGCCAAGAGAATCGAGGCCGAATTGGCGGACAGGATCGTCAACCACATGGCGGCGGAAATTTCTACAGATGTTAAGCAGATTCTTTCTGTGAAGGAACGCCGAGAGGCCCTACGCAACGTGGCACGCGAGAACATGGAAGCCATCATGAAAGCGGGGGGCGGTCATGACTGAGTACCAACAATCGCCCCGGCGCAAGTGGGAAGACCTGGCGCTGGCTGTGGCTGCGCTGCTGGCTCTGGTGGTGGTGTTGGGGACGATGCTATGAGCGCCCGCGACCCCATCCACACCGAGAAGCTGCTGGCCGGCACCGACTGGCGCTTGATCCGCGAAGAAGAAGCGCAGCACGTCAACGCCGCCTATGAACGCACGCATCGGGCGTGGGTTGCGCGCAACGAGGGCGAGCCGATGTCCTTCAAGGACCACTTCAACGCCGCGCAATCGCAGTGGGTGCAGCCGCCCCTCTACAACACGCCCGAGCCTTCTGAGGAGGCCGACAGGCCCATCTTCACGCCGATCAACTTGGTCGAGGCTGCTTTCAAGTTCGCGCTGTGCCTGTGCGCCGTGGGCCTGTGCGCCGCCGTTGTGACCTGGCCGCGATTCGGCGCCGTCATCCACCACATTTTTAACTGAGGAAATCATGAGAAACATTTTTGAAGCTCTGTACGAAGCCGTCAAGGCAGCGCTCAAGCAATGGCGCTTTGTGCGCTACATGCAGGCTGGCGGCAATCCCGATCAGTCACCGTTTTAAGGGGAATGAAATGGAAGTCTACAAAGCAATCAACGCCGTGCAGTCTGCACTGGCAAAGACTGGCATATCCAAAGACCGGACCAATACGCAAGGCTCTGGCTACAAATTCCGGGGTATTGATGATGTATACAACGCCATCGCCCCGCTGCTGGCCGAGCAGGGGCTTTGCATTCTGCCCCGGATGCTGGCGCGAAGCTGTGAGGACCGACTGACAAAGGCGGGGGGCAACCTGTTTTACGTGACGGTCGAGGCTGAATTCGATGTGGTGTCGGCCAAGGATGGGTCGAAGCATACTATTCGCACGTTCGGCGAGGCCATGGATAGCGGCGATAAAGCCACCAACAAAGCCATGAGCGCGGCTTACAAATATGCCGCTTTCCAGATGTTCGCCATCCCCACCGAGGGCGACAACGATGCCGATTCGCAAACGCATGACGTTGCAGCCCACGCATCAAGCGGCGCTATTGACGACAGCCCCAAGGCTGTTGCACGGCGCTTGTGCACGGGCGTGTCAGCAGGTGATGCGGCAGGCGCGGCCATCTATCTCGCGGGAATGCCGCGTGCCCGGCTTGATGCTGTTTGGGCGCTGATCGATGGCCCGACGCAAGACAAACTCACGGCCGCATGGCCAAAGGATTAATCATGACCGCACTCTATGAGCTTGTTAATACCATGTACAGATATGACGTGGAAACTGGACACCTCATCCGACGCTACTCAATGGGCGGAAAGTTTGTGGGCTCTGTTGCAGGAAGTATTGGGTCAAACGGGTACATCCAAGTCTCCGTTAAAGGAGTTTTGCACAGGGCGCACCGGTTGGCTTGGCTCTTGTCTACCGGGCGATTGCCAGACGGAGACATTGATCACATCGACGGCGACCGATCAAACAACAAATTGTCGAACCTTCGCATTGTTACTCGTGCTGAAAACATGCAGAACCAACGAAAGGCCAAGGGGAATAGTCGCATCGGGCTGCTTGGCGTCAGCGCGAACAAAGGTCGGTGGATGGCCCGTATTAAGCGCAATGGCGTGATGCGTCACATAGGGACATTCGACACCCCACAACAGGCACACGCTGCCTATATCGCTGAAAAGCGTGTATTTCATCCGAAGGGGATGCTATGACAAGTCTCTATGAAATCTCCGCCGCGTTCCGAAAGGATGCGGACCTCCTGATGGATTTGGATTTAGACGATCAAACAGTGGCCGACACTCTGGAGTCAATAGTAGGCGAGTTGGAAGTGAAGGCCGTCAATGTTATCTATTTTTGCCAGAACCTGGCCGCGACGGCTGCGGCGATCAAGGAGGCCGAGGCAAAGATGGCGGCCCGGCGCAAGGCGCTGGAAAACCGCGCCGATGCACTCAAGAAATACGTGTTCGAGAACATGAAATTCGCGGGCATCAGCAAGATCGAATGCCCACACTTCAAACTGTCGATTCGGGATAACCCGGCATCGGTGGAGGTGTTCGATCAGGCGCAATTGCCGGCTGATTACATGCGTGAAGTGCCGGCTACCTACACGCCTGACAAGACGCTGATTGGTAAGGCGCTGAAAGACGGTTTTGACGTGCCCGGCGCGAAGCTGGTGCATGGGCAGCGACTGGACATCAAGTAACGAATTACGGCCCCGCGGCGGATGGTCGGCCCCATGGGATTCCAGGGGGAGCGCACCGGCTGCAGCTTGCGGGGCCACCAACATCGAAAGAAATCATGAGCCTTCCTTATGAAAATGCCACCAGCGGCGGGGCTGCACTGGAAGACATTCGCAAGCTGTTGACCAAGTTCGGCTGCGCACGTTTCGGCACCATGACCGACTCCGAAAACGGCGAGATGGTCGTGCAGTTCACCTATCGCGGCCATGACGTGACCGCCAAGGCTAGCTACCGAGGCTATGCCGCCGCATGGCTCAAGGAGCATCCCTATGGTGCCCGTACACGCGGCCTGAAATCGCAGCACGAGGCCAAAGCCATGAAGCAGGCAGAAATCAGCGTGTGCAGCATCTTGCGCGACTGGATCAAGGGCCAGGTGATGGCGATTGAAACGGGCGTGCTGACGTTCGAGGGCGCATTCCTTGGCCAGATTCTTTTGCCGACCGGCAAGACAGTTTTGGAAACAGCCATCAGTTCGAACCTGCTGGCAATCGAGGGAATGAAGCCATGACCGCGAAACCCCGACAAGACGCCCTGCAAGACCTCGTGCGAATCAGCGAAGAGATGGGGCTGTATGACGGGGAATTTAACGCAAAAGGAGATGGGATGAAAGACGAACAGCGCGCAAAGTTTGAATCATGGTACGCGAAGCGAGTCCAACATACCGACGGCTCAAGCCGCGAAGCTGAGAGCTGGTCCGCATGGCAGGCGGCACTCGCCCTCAACGCGGCTGACCGGGATGTGATGCGGCAGGCGCCCGAAGGGTGGAAGTGGGTGCCGATTGAACCAACTCAGGCAATGTGCCAAGCGGCCCAAGAGTCACTGCGCGAATGGCCTAAGTTTCCCTTTAGGGTGGGTCCGGCCTACAAAGCCATGCTCGCCGCCGCGCCCACACCACCAGCCGAGCAGCAGGGAGAGCACTGCGGTCATTGCGGGCGTACCGTGGTCGGTAGTGCAGCATGGCCTGTGCGGGAGCAGCAGGGAGAGCAGGAGCCGGTGGCGTGGCTTCACGCTAAGTCATCGCTGTTGTGGGGCGGATATTCAGTATGCACCCCAGACACCGACAACGCATTTCCCGTGTATCGGTACACATCCATCGCCGCCCTGCGGGCCAAGGTGGAGGCGCGGGGGTTTGCAAGTGGTGGAGGCGCCGTCGTGCTCCTGTCAGACGTGCTGGCCGAAATCGACAAGCTGGGAGGCCGGGCATGAGCGCGAAACCGACGGTTCTTAAAGATTCGCAGGACTGGGCCAATACCGATGGCGTCACCGCGTGGCACCTTATCAAGCGTCACGCCGACAACTGGGATGACGTTGGCCAGATGATGGATGAGTTCATCGCCGCGAAGATCGCCAAAGCAGCACCGGCGCCGCAGGGAGTGGCGGAGGTGATGGAGAAATCGCTAGATGCGATGACGTTAGGCCGAGAATTGTTGCGATGCCAAGTGGCCGCAACAGGATATGCGAATGTCATGACGAAGCTTGAGGCATCTATTGAGGACATCCGAGAGATCATCTCTCGTTCGACAAAACAACATTCTGATGACATAGCAGTCGACCGTTTTGCGGTCGCTATGAAGAACAAGCTGGCGCGCAAGCGTGACGATGGCTACGGCGGATGGGACGATCAAGAGGCTGTTCGTAGCCCCGACCTAGCTCGGATGCTGATTGAGCACATCCCAAAAGGCGACCCCGTGGACGTGGCAAATTTTGCAATGATGATCCATCAACGTGACGCGCTCGGCATTGAAAACATGCACGTATCAAATACCGGAGCTGGCCCCACTGTTTTGCGCAATGCACTTCCCGACATTGCGAACCTGCAAGCCAAAGAACAGGTGCTAATGGATATTCATGCCGTGCTTGGTACTGAATGGGGGAAGGACATCTATGCTGCCATCACCGCCCTCGTGCAGGAGCGGGATGCGCTCAAACTGGACAAGGCCCACCACGAAAAGGTGATTGAAGATCGCAGCCGCGAAGCGCATCAATGGTGGAGCGCTTTGCAAGTCGCGACTGCCCGTGTGGCCGAGCTTGAGGGGGACGCGGCGCGGCTGGACTGGCTAGAAGCGCAGATCAACAAACACGGCGCGATCCATCTGCATGACGGCAACAATGCCTATGGCCTGGGCCTGGGTTTGCGGCCTGGGTTATTAGTTCGCACCTTGCGCCACGCCATTGATGACGCAAAGGGGCCGCACCATGGTTGACATCGACAAAATCGAGCGGGCGGCAGAGGCTGCAATACCGACCGTTCTACTCGGCCCGAAGTTGTTTGAGTTCACAAGTTTCGACAACTGGTGCGACACCGCAAAGCGCAAATTCAAGCGCGCAGGAGTTTCGTCGGGGCGGAGCTTGTGCATTGATACCACAGGCCGAATTTGCGGATGGGGCGAGCACTTCATGACGGCGCAGGCTGAGGATGCTTTTCCGGTCAGCGTGTATTTGCTTCGCGCCGATATGAGCGAAGCACTGGTGGCGCTGAAATGAAAGTCAGACACATCAAGCGGCGACTGAATAAAGAGCCGTCTCCAATGCAAAACCGATATTCGCGACGCGCAAGACGATGGGCGCAGTACATGACGTTTGAGCAGGCCGAAAAGCTCGTCGCAGCGATTAAACGACACGCCGCAGGAGATAGATCATGAGCGACGAAGCTATGCGGGCAGCGTTTGAGGCGTGGTGGGAAACAAACGGTCAGTTTGGCCGGGCTGGCGGGGGCGAATACGAGAAAACCTTCGCCTTTAACGCCTGGCAAGCCGCCACTTTGGCCGAGCGGGAGCGCGCTGCAAAGGTGTGCGATGAATTGGACCGCATTGACAGGCCTAGTTATGAGATAACAGCCACTGATTGCGCGAATTGGATCAGGACGGGAGAGACGCCATGAACACAGATCGTGAAATGTTGGAACTGGCGGCTAAGGCGGCCCGGCTTCCACCCGATGGGATGGAAGGAGGGGAAGGTGGCCCCACGAGCAAGGGTGGTCTTGTATGGTCCGGTGAGAGCCAATGCATCGATTGGAACCCGCTCATCGATGATGGCGACGTGTTCCGTCTCTGCGTTGACCTTGACATAAGGTTAGCTCAGCACGTCGGCATGGTGATCGCCAGTTTCCCATTCGCCGATGGCGTCAATCTTAGAAAGACGTTGTGCGAAGAGGTGCTGGGCGATCCCCGAAAGGCATCGCGCCGGGCCGCTGTTCGCGCTGCTGCCGAGATTGGAGGCAGGACGCCATGAGCGCGATCCTGACCGACGCCGACCTGCAAGAGCTGTCCGGCTTGAAACAGGGCGCAGCGCAGGCAAAGTTTCTGCAACGAGCCTACGGCCTGAACGTGCCGCGGCGTCCCGATGGCCGAGTGCGCGTAACATGGGACGCCATCAACCAGGCGCTGACCCGCGGCAAGACTGTGCCTGCGGCCGGGCCGAAGTGGACAAAATGAAACAGCGTGATCGCCAATCTGCGCAAGGGCTGCTGCCTCGCATGGAGGCGCGCCCGCGCAAAGATGGCCTGACCACGTACCGCTATCACACGATTGCGGGCAAAGCGATCAACCTGGGCACCGACAAAACCGCAGCAGTTCGCCATGTGCTGGACCTGCTGGGCCGCGCGCCCGACGAAGGCACCATCAAGGGCCTGTGGCGGATTTATCAGGATACGGCCGATTGGGCGCGCCTGAAAGACGACACACGCCGGGACTATGCCCAGTGCGCCAAGCCCCTGCTGGCCGTGTTCGGCGACGTGCCGGCGTCAGCCATCAAGCCCGCAGACATTGCGCGCTATCTGCGTATCGAGCGCGCGGGGGCACCCGTTCGGGCGAACCGGGAAAACTCCCTGTTGTCCAACCTGATGAATGTCGCGATCGAGCGCGGCGAAATTGAAACGAACCCCTGCAAACAGGTTCGTAGAAACCGCGAAATGCCGCGGCACGTCGAGCCCGAGTCACAGCAGATCCAGTCGCTGGTGAAATTCGCGTTTGACAAGGGAGGTCAGTGGCCGGTGATTGTCATGGCGGCTGAGTTCGCATCGCTGGCCGGCCCGCGACAAGTCGAGTTTTTGCCGTTGACGTGGCCCTTCATTGGGCCGACCGAAATCCGCATCAAGCGGGCAAAACAGCGCCAGGGTGCGCCGGAAATTGTGGACAAGGTGGAGATATCGCCAGCCATGCAAGAACTGCTGGGGCGGCTGCGAGCGCAGCGAAAGAACGATTGCCAGACGGTCTTTGCCAACCGACACGGAAACCCGTACACGCGATCCGGGTTTAAGAGCATGTGGGCAAAACTGAGGAAAGCAGCGACCGCCGCGGGGGCGATCAGTCAGCGCTTCACTTTCCATGACTTGCGTGCGTTCTACGCAACACAGCACAAGGTGCGCACCGGCGACCAAGCCAACCTGCACAAAAACCCCGCCACCACGGCGCGGATTTACGACAGGTCAATCGAGGAAAAAAGACGGTCGTTGTGATGGGTCAATTACCGCCGGTAACTTTAAAGTTCCCACAGAGCCTATAAGTTAGTCGGCGCTTACCGAGGAGTTCAATAAATCTGGGGTGGCTGATGGGGCTCGAACCCACGACAACAGGAATCACAATCTTATGCATCTATCCAGAACTAGCGCGGCCTGTAGCCCGATTCGTGGTAACGATTGCCTGCTGTTTAAGCACGGCTGCATGCGGGTTTGCCAAGGTTGATTACCACGGATTTTACCGTTTCCGACCGTGCTACTTCCCGTTTGATTTTGTGCAGCGCAGACCGCACCCCGGCCACATGCGCAGGCCGGCCGGCGTCAGCGTGGAACCGGGCCAGCTCGGCCAGGTAGCGTTCGATGTTGTCGAGGCGAACATAAACGTGCTCTTTGCGCTGCATTAGGGTTTATCCTTATCGGTGTTACATTAATTCGCTTGCAATGCTTGGTTTGCGTATTACAATAAGTACATCAACCAACCGGAGATAGCATGAATATTTACAAGCAATCCATGGACTTCACCCTTCTGGTGGAGCGGTTCATTAGGTCGGACCTGCCCGATGGAATGAAGCCGGCGACCGAGAGCGAAGTAGCTGCGGCCATGTACACGCTGCGCTCGCAAATCCCGAGCGTCACCAGAAATACGGAGGATGAGATTGACTATGCCCGCGCATGGAGTGCCGAGGCCGAGGAGTGCGACGCGCTCCGCAAAGACAGGGATGAGATGGCGGAGCACCTGCGCTGGGCGCTGCGTCGCGTCTCAACGTCTCTCTGTATGGGCGAGCATTACGCCCAAGCATCGGCCTGTCTTGCCAAGTACGACGAAATGCTTGTGCAATGACAGCGACACCAAAGCGCCCCCAAGGTCGCCCGCCGGCCCCACCCGAGCAAACCCTGCGCATCGGCTCTATCCGCCTGACGGCTGCGCAGTGGACAAAGCTAGCGGCGCTGGGTGGGGCGAAGTGGATACGGGCGCGGATTGACCGGGCGAAGCTTAAAAAAGGAGAATGATATGGAAGATACGGCGAACGAATCGGAAGAGCGCAAAGCGTTCAAGGCGTGGCATTACACGCACGGCGAAAACACTCAGGGCATCGGCTGGGTCGATAAGCTGCTGTGGTCTTGCTGGCAGGCGCGCGCCGCCATCGGCACCGAGCAACAGCCCTACAACGCGGCATGGTGGGCACTCGCGGTAAACGCTGCCGCATCGTTGGAGGATGCTGCCAACTGCCTGAGCCGCGACATAGACGCTATGCGCGCGGCGATGGGCGCAGCCGGTCACGTTAGATTCCGCGCGGACAAGCTCTATCAAGAGACAGTCGCAGCCGCGAAGCCCTGACTACTTCAGCGCGTCCCCGGCAGCTTGAGCCCCGTTCACGGCCTTGACAGCGGCATCGTATTGAGCTTGGCATTGCCCAAGGGCAGTTCGTAGGATGTCTGCGCGGGCAGCTTCCCGGACAAGAAGTCCTGCATCGTCGGCAGAAAGGTCGGCCCCAGTGGCACCG